GGAAACATCTGCCGAACGCGGACTACAGTAACATCCTCGCCGGCAAAGTATTCCATACCGCAAGATTCTCTGAACTTCCCAGTCCAGAAACTCTTGTTGTCATTGACCACGAAACCATGACGGTTAAGTGCGTCGACGACCGGAACGACATAGTCTACGGGGACAATAATGTCGTCTCCGTAAACACGCACCTGACCCAGGAATGACTGTATGTCCCTCCGGGTCACTGGTCTGCTGAGCGCGTTTTCGATCCCGCAGAACACGACGGTCATAAAGACCATCGATTCGAACGGGAAAGTCAGCGCTGAACCCATAGACGCAAACTTGGCTAATGGTATTACACCATGGCCAGGCACGTCAGCGTTCCGACTCCTGCACGCGTCCACGGCGGCCGCAAGGCCTCCGTGGTTACGTAGCAAGATTCGTACATGCTGATCCGAGACTCTGTCGGATGCCTCGCTGAGATCCAGCGTGGCGTGACTCTCATATCGAGAGCCCTGCCAAGCAAGACGGTGATTAAACACCGAACTTGCCCAGCTGACAAGCTGTCTAGAGGAGTCATCCTTTTCGACGGCGTCACGGATCGCTGCCAAGAGCCCTTGTTGCATAAATTGCATGCAAGTTGGCTCTTCTGCAATGATCCGCGGAGTCTTGAACGTTTTAGGCACTGTAACGACCCTGACGGGTCGCTCGGCGCCAGGTTCGAGGATGCGCACGCTGGGGAGGTCGTTGATATGCCTCCAACTGGATACGAGATGTTCCTGATGAGGGAACACAAGTTCCAGTCGTCCGGTCCACTCTGTTTGTTTCCACTTCCTGTTTCCAGAGAGGTGGTCAGCAGTGGCGCCGGGACCATGCTTTGGGACGATTCCACTGGGAATTCTGTGGACCTCACGGTCCACGTCAGTGAAAACCCTAGCCCAAAGCAGAGAACCAATACGAGCGAATTGATCAAGATCAACAGGATCAATCGTTTCGACGGTTTCCGTGACATCCTTCTCACACTCCATGTACTTGTCGATGGCGGAACCCTCCCGACGCCGTTGTTTAGCGTCGTTCGGGGGTACGATTTTGGCGAACATCAGTGTAAACTGACGTATCGCCCAAATCGCCGTCACTGACGGGTCATGGAGCAGCATGCCAGTACTTCGATCGAACACGAGCTCCAGCAAACCCCCCAGAAATGCGGGGAGCGCTCCTTTGTAGTGAAAACTACTCAGGTTGGGAGTGAAACTACCCTCGGCTAGCCCTCTTTCGAAGGCTTTACCGTAGGTTGGCAGGGTGAGAGTTAGAAACTCGACCCCTTCGTGTTCAAACCGGACCGCGACCGTTTTTCGGTCGCGGCTGGTGCTTGTGTCACACCAGTTCTCCAGATCATGGAGAACCTCCTGCGCGAACCACATCAGCCTTTTCACTCTCGGTCTCCTTAATGGGGATCTGGGAGATGCCTAGCCTGATGTGCCGACCCGAGTGGGGCCCCGAAGGGCCCCACTCTCTAGCGACCCTCTGACGGCATGCTCAACCGCCAGATGAGGAAGTGGTCACTAGGTCAGCTCTCACCACC